TAGACCCTAAGTGGTTCTTCGGTTTTCTTTATATTGTCTACAATAAAAAAACAAAACAGAAATATGTTGGACGAAAGCAATTCAAAAGATATTCCAAGAAGAAGGCCGTAGGTTATACGGACTGGAAGACTTATAAAGGTTCGTCAAAATATCTCCACCAAGCTATTAAAGACTACGGTCTTACTAACTTCAGGTTTGTGATCGTCCATCAGTATGAGACAAGAGGAGGATTAACATACGCAGAAGCAAACGCCCAACATAAACTTGATGTCCTGACAAATAAACTAGACAGTCAGGAAGAACGGGAGTACTACAACAGACAGATCGGTGGTATTAAATTCATACCCAAAGAAGTATGCCACGATCTAAATGAAAAGCTAGAAAAAATTATAGAAGACTTCTAAACATAAGAAAGATGGAGACAAGGAATGACAAATAAGATTACGAATATTGAACAGCACCTTGATGATGTTGGTCATATCTCTACCAGAGAAGCCCTCCTAGATTATGGGATCGTGTCTCTCCGAGATGCGATCTATAAGCTCCGCCGTAAGGGCGTTGACATCATGACTGAGCAGAGAGTTAATCCTGTTAATAATAAAATTTACACACGCTACTGGAAGACTTAGTATATTGGTGACCGAATCAGAATACCAAGGATCTACATCCTCGGATGTCGATCTAGATTATGTGACGTATGAGATGCTCCGCACTTCAGATAATGATTGGAGTGCAGAACGGTTAATGTGGCTTGCTGTTATTGCCCAAGCTATTCTCGACGCCACCAAGGAACCTCGGTCTTCTGATTCGGAAGCTATCTGTGAATATCGTCGTGCTGCTACACGATGGTTGACAGTGGTGTCTGCCTGCGTTACAGCAGAGGATCGAGAGTGTGTCTGTGAGTACGCAGGTATCTCGGAAAGTCAGGTGATAAGGTTGTCCACGAATGTTCTGTTCCATGGCCAACCCTTTGAAAGATTCCGAATCAATGCGCTGTTAGACACAGCGATAAACACAACAACACCATAAGGAGATTAAAATTATGGAATTATACTATGTAGCTATCACAGTATTTGCTTTTGTAGTGGGTCCGGGTATCAGTAGTACCCCCATCTATTTTGGGGATAGTAAAGAACTCTGTGAACAAACCGCAGCAGAGTACAATGAAGTTTATAAGGATCTCGACTATAGGAAAGTCGTATGTCTGAGAATTGGCACTGCCTATGATCCTTCTATTGATAGTGACAAAGCTATCTTTTTGGAGAGTGTATCTAACTCAGATACTAATAACTCCGTAACTTGGTTCCAATAGATGTCTGATAAAATTGATATGGTTAACAACCCCCCGCACTACAAAACTGGTAAGCTCGAAGTTATTGATATTCTTGAAGACCAACTGACCCAAGAAGAATTCTGTGGATATCTCCGGGGAAACATCCTAAAGTATTTGTTCCGTTATAAAAACAAAGGCGGCGTAACAGATCTTCAGAAAGCTCAGTGGTACCTAACTAAATTGATTGGACATACACAATGATTGAATTGAATTTTAATGCGTATCAGGCAGCGGCCAAGAAGACTACCATTTACCCAGATGATGCCAAGGTAGTGTACCCTGCCATGGGTCTGGCCGGAGAGGCTGGAGAAGTTTGCAACAAGATCAAGAAGATCACACGGGGTGATGTTAAGCTGAATGAGATTAAAGATGATCTTGCCGGGGAGATTGGTGACGTGCTGTGGTATGTCTCTGCTCTATGCTCTGATATGGATCTTAGTCTCGGGGATGTGGCAAGGTTCAATTTGGATAAACTCAATGGACGCCTTGAAAATAACTTACTCGGTGGGACCAAGATGCGCTCTAAACTAAATGACCAGACTATGCAAATTGAAAGCCTAGAAGCCGAGGTAAAAAGGTTAAAGGACAAACTTGCATTCTCGTTGTGCTTGCCATGATATGTGGTAGGATAAGGGTTCAGCCATGCTAGAAATCGACAGAAAAATCCCAGACTATCTTGGTAGTTACAGTAACAGTCTTAGGCTGGCACAGGCTATTAGAAAATACTGGAGAGACAGAGGTAAGGACCCGGAAGTTTTTGTGGAGACCTTTACGCTTGGCTCTGATGACAACAAGTATTACCACGTCAGATCTAATATCAACCTAGTAACAGTTAAGGACCAATAACATGACTAACCACCTGCCTACACCCTATCAACAATATATTCACCTATCTCGTTATTCACGATGGGATAAGAACGAGGAACGTCGAGAGACTTTTCCAGAGACAGTGTCCAGATACTTTGACTTTTTTGAGGAACATACTGGACCAGACATCGTTAACTCAGAACTCCGAGAGTATATGGAAAACAAGGTTCTGAGTCTGGAGGTCATGCCATCGATGCGATGCCTGATGACCGCTGGCCCTGCATTGAAGAGAGAGAATGTGGCAGGATATAACTGCTCGTATCTCCCGGTCGATCATCCACGGGCTTTTGATGAGTGTCTCTATATCCTGATGAACGGGACAGGGGTCGGGTTCTCGGTCGAACGAGATTACATTAATAAGCTACCCGCTGTCTCCGACACCTTGGAATATTCAGACTCAGTTATTAATGTAGGAGATTCAAAAGAAGGATGGGCCAGAGGTTTTCGTGAACTGATCGGGTCCCTGTATCAGGGGTCTATCCCACAGTGGAACATGGATAAGGTCAGACCTGCTGGTGCCTTGCTCAAAGTGTTTGGCGGTCGAGCCTCGGGACCAGAGCCTCTTGAAGACCTGTTCAGATTTACTGTTGACACGTTCAAAGATGCAGCGGGGCGTAAACTTAACAGCCTTCAGTGTCATGACATCATGTGTAAGGTCGGAGATGTGGTTGTTGTAGGTGGTGTCCGTAGGTCAGCCCTTATCTCCCTGTCTAATCTATCTGACCTGCGTATGAGAAATGCAAAAGTAGGTGAGTGGAACAAGGCAAATCCACAAAGGGCCTTGGCTAATAACTCGGTATGCTATACCGAGAAGCCAGATAATATTGGTGTATTCATGGAAGAGTGGCTGGCTCTCTACCTGTCTAAGAATGGGGAGCGGGGTATCTTCAATAGAAAAGCAGCAAAAGATCATGTCAGGAAGCTTGGTCGCCGTGATCCTGATCACGAGTTCGGGACAAACCCATGCTCCGAGATTATTCTCAGGCCAAATCAATTCTGTAATTTGACAGAGGTTGTCTGCCGTACCTCTGATACGAAAGAAACCTTGATGGATAAGATCAAGGCCGCAACAATCCTTGGCACTATCCAGTCCACGCTTACTAATTTCAAATACCTCAGAAAAATCTGGACTAAAAATACAGAGGAAGAAAGGCTTCTTGGTGTTTCCCTGACTGGGATTTTAGATTGCCCGCTCTTGACCGAAGAGAACCCTAATCTGGAAGAACTTCTGAATGACCTACGTGACTACGCAGTTGAAGTCAATCGTGAATACGCTGATCTACTGGGCATTAATCCTAGTGCAGCGATCACTTGTGTTAAACCTAGTGGTACTGTCTCTCAGCTTGTTAATAGTGCTAGTGGTATTCATGCCCGTCATAGTCCTTACTATATACGCACTGTCCGCTCTGACATTAAAGACCCGCTTACAACATTTATGATCAATGCTGGCTTTCCAAACGAGGTAGATCTAAGTAATTCACAGAATGTTATCTTCTCTTTCCCGGTGGCTGCGCCAGAAAATGCAATTTGTCGAACGGATAAGACTGCGCTGCAACAGCTTAAGTTCTGGAAGATTTATGCCACAACTTGGTGTGAGCATAAGCCTTCAATTACGGTCTCGATAAAAGAGCATGAATGGCTTGAGGTAGGGGCGTGGCTTCATGATAACTTTCATTACCTATCAGGCATTGCATTTCTAAATAATGATGACCATGTCTATCAACAAGCACCGTACACCGATATCAACGAGCAGCAGTATAAGGAAATGCTTATGACCATGCCAAAGGATATTGATTGGACAGGACTATCCACGTATGAGAAAGAGGATAACACTGTCGCATCACAAGAGCTTGCCTGTGCCGGTGGCGTCTGTGAGATCCTCTGATGCTAAAAAAGAAATTCTCACGTAGCCTGTATAACATGGCGGACAAAACCGCAAAAGATATCATCAGTAATCACCTGCAAAAAGAGGGTCACTCTATTGTCAATAGCAAAGAAAATTACTACGCAGATATCGAGACAACCAAGGACGGGGAGAGTTTCTTTCATGAGGCCGAGATGAAGTACTCATGGAAGGGTAAGTGGCCAGATCATTGGTCAGAGATTCGTATTCCAGCAAGGAAGAAGAGACTGCTTGATAAGTACAGCGAAGATCATCTGACGTTCTATGTCATCTCCTCAGACGGTGGTAACTTCTGGAAGATCCCTTCGGATGTGGTGAGGTCTTCAGAAGTTAAGGAAGCTAGTAA